TATTGAGTCAGGTACTGGAAACTTTGAAATTAGAGCAGATGACCTTGTACTCAAAGCATCTGACAACACTGAAACTATGGCAAGGTTTAATAAAGATGCTGAAGTTACTTTATCTTATAACGGAGCAACCAAGTTTTCCACAACCTCAACAGGCATTGATGTTACGGGTACAGCCACGATGGATGGGTTAGCTGTTGGTAGCAAAGCATTTGTAACAGCAGATGCAAACGTGGGCTACTTTGGTGGTGATGCGGCACAAACTAACCACATCTCTTTCTATGATGCTTTAGACCTAGCTCGTATCTACACTAATGGCAAACAGCGTGTTCGCATAGATAGCGGAGGAGACATCTCCTTCTACGATGATACAGGAACTAGCCAAGCTCTATTCTGGGATGCAAGTGCTGAATCGCTTGGAATTGGTACGACTTCGCCTAGTAATTCACTGCATGTCGCATCAGCCGATGCTACAGCTGCACATTTCCAACACACTGATGGTATTAATAGTAACATTCGTATTTCTGATACAAGCGATAGTTTTTACCTAGTATCTCGTGATGGTCTTGGTTCTATTGGTGGAGTTAATAGCAGCAGTAATAGCAATTTAAATATTGACTTAACTTCAGGCAACGTTGGAATTGGGACGACTAATCCAACAGGTCCACTTCATGTTGCAGGTTCTGCCTCAACAGTTTCTATTAAAATTGATAACACTGGCACAGGCGGCGACACTTGGCGTATATGGTCTACAAATGATGTTGCATCTGACGGCGGTGGTAAATTAGGTTTTTATAACGAGGACACTGCCACAAGAGCCATGACGCTCGACTCTAGCGGCAACGTTGGAATTGGAACAAATAGTCCTGCTAATAGTTTACACCTTGCATCTAGCGGATCTAATTTTGCGACTATTCGTTTGGATGCACCTTCAAATACAACACCTGCTACCTATCTAATTAGATCACACGATGGTGATTTTGATATAAGAAATGCTCTTACATCGACAACACCATTAACCATCGACTCATCAGGACGAGTTGGTATCGGAACAACTAATCCAGCTCAAAAGCTTGATGTTAATGGGGCTATAAGGTTTACTCCAAATACTGCAGATACAAATTATTCTGCTGATATTGCTGCGCGATACGATTCTGGTCATCCATTTGAAATTACAGTTAAGAATAATGGTTCTTCAGCTGAATATTTTGGAGTTTATGCCGATTCAGGTGGAGCTAATAATAGAGTAGCATTCATGACTGGCAACGTTGGAATTGGGACGAGTTCGCCAGCTCAAAAGTTAAGTGTGAGTGGTGCTTCTGGGTCAGCTAGATTTTCATTAGAAAGAAGTAACGCAAACACAACAGGTGGCGTTGGTAGTATTCAGTGGAACGCTCTTGATGGACACGCAGTAGCAGGTATCGTTGCTTATGGTGACGGGAATGACGAAGGTGCTCATATAGCATTCAATACAACGTCAGCGGCAAGTTCTAGTGATGTATATGTAAGCACTTCAGAACGTATGCGTATCGACTCATCAGGCAACGTTGGTATCGGTCTAACTAATCCGCAAGCAAAGCTTCATGTAAATGAAGGTCCAGTTTATATTGGTGACTACACAGGAACAGTAACTCCGACAGAGGGTATTTTTTTAGAAAATGCCGCTGGAAACTCAAACACTATTACAATGTATACTTATGGTGCCAGCGTATTTAAAATGGAAAGTGATGGTCTTGAAGCTAATATTGGATGGGGGAGTAGCGCTGATAGAGAAGTAAATTTCGTTAATACTGGAGCTGGGGCCATAAAGGTAGGTATCGGAACAAGTTCTCCATCTGAGATATTGCACGTAAAAGCTACAAATGGTTCAATTGCAATTGATGCAAATGGTTCAGGTAATACTGCCTCTATAAAATTTATAAATGATAATGAAAGAAGTAGAATTTCATCAAATTATGATACTGGTGGAGGTGGAAGATTAACTTTCCATACTGATACTACGGGCGGTTCGCTTTTAGAACGCATGCGCATAAATTCTGACGGAAATCTCGGTGTTGGGATATCTACCATAGAACAACTCGCTTCAGATAGTGTATACCCAAGAATACAATCATATAGTTCTGCTACCTCAGGACACTTCTGTGGATTGATGATTGGTCGTCCTAATTCACCAGGACTTGAATCATCAATAGCATTTACTGTTGGTGGAATTATGGTTGGAAAAATACAGCATGACTACGTTGCATCCAATCATAATGATATGTCATTCCATCTCAGAGGTTCTACTCCAGGTACAGATATAGAGGTAATGAGATTATGGGCGGGTTCTGGAACAGATACAGCTTTATTAGTAGGATTAACATCTAGATATTGGTCTGGTGCAGATTTTGAAGTAGTTAATAATGCAAGAATAGGAAATATATATTTAACTGGACAAGGAGGTGATAGCACAATATCGGCAGGGAATGGATTATTTAAACTTAGTACATTAACAGTAACAGGTGGTGGCACAGGATTAGATTTTGATGTAAATATTGTAGTAACGGGTGTAGGTATTGCTAATAGATTTAAAGTTGATTCTCCAACTGGTGATACATATACAAATGACGGAACAATATCTTCATTATCAGATATAAGAGTTAAAACAGATATAAATGATTTAACAGATGGTCTTGAAATAGTAAAACAATTAAGACCTGTTACTTTTAAATATAATGATAATTCAACAGACGATGATGGCAACGGCATGTTGGCTGCTGCAGATGATAAAATTCGCTATGGATTTATTGCACAAGAAGTTGAAGAAGTTGCTCCACATTATGTAGAAACATCAACAAGAAAAATAAACAACGAAGAGGTTGATGACTTTAAATCTTTATCAACAACAAGAATGATACCTATGCTTTTTAAAGCCATCCAAGAACAACAAACAATAATTGAGTCTTTAGAGGCTCGTATAGCGGCTTTAGAAAGCTAAAACAAAAAGGAGAAAAATATGGCAATAACATATACATGGAACGTATCAACAGTAGATACTTATCCAACTGAAGGGGATCATAGTGATGTGATTCATAATGTACACTGGCGATTAAATGCTGAAGATGATGCAAATCAAGATTCAGAAGGAAATAACCTAACAGCAAGCAGCTATGGTTCTCAAGCATTAGATACATCAGACATATCTGACTTTACAAATTTTGATGACGTGACTAGTTCACAAGTTCAAGGTTGGGTAGAGGCAGCATTAGGCGCTGATATGGTACAAGGACTTAAGGATGGATTGGATGCACAAATTGCTGAATTAGTAACACCTACTTCAGTAACAAAAACATTAGTTGGTTAATATAATGCGTCTTTATGGCGCACTACACTATTTTAAAGTGTAAACTATTATAAATAGACTTATAATAGGAATTAATTATGGCAAAACCTAATACTAAACAAACCTTAATAGACTATTGTCTAAGATCCCTAGGTGCACCTGTGATTGAAATCAACATTGATGAGGATCAAATTGATGATAGAATAGACGAAGCTCTACAATTCTATCAACATTATCATTCTGACGCAATTGAAAAGACCTTTCTAAAGCATAAGATCACAAATTCAGATTTAACATTAACTGCAGCTGTTGCCTCTAACTTTCAAGTAGGGGAATCCGTAACAGGATCAACAAGTGGTGCTAAAGCAACTATAAAATCTGCTAGCGGTAGTTCAATTAAATATAACTACTTAGATAATTCGAATGTTGCCTTTCAAGCAAACGAAACCATTACAGGATCTCGATCTTCTGCTACTGCAGTTATATCTTCTATTACAAAGGGAGATATCGAAAATAGATATATTCCCATAAACGATCTTATTACTGAAGTAGTTCAGGTTGTACCTATTAGAGATAATGTTCAATCCAATGATATGTTTGATATTCGATATCAGATACATCTAAACGACGTCTATAATATGGGATTCATGGGAAGCTTAGCTGAGTATGTTATGAGTATGCAATACCTTAGTATGCTTGATCTTCTATTAGATTCAGACGAAAAAATGGTTAACTTTGATAGACATAAAGATAGATTAGATATTTTTATGGACTGGAACGAAGAGGTTGATGCTGATGATTATATTCTTATAGAGTGCTATAGGATTATCGACCCAGACACCTATACAGATGTCTATAATGATTATTTCTTAAAGAAATATGCAACAGCCCTTATTAAAAAACAATGGGGTCAAAACTTATTAAAGTTTGAAGGTATGACAATGCCAGGTGGATTAACTTTTAACGGAAGACAACTATTCGATGATGCTATGGCAGATTTGGAAAGATTAGAGGAAGAAGCTAGATTGAATTGGGAGAAACCCGTCGACTTCTTTACAGGATAAAATATGCCGAGAAACGTTTATTTTTCTCAGGCCGTAAGATCAGAACAGCATCTATACGAAGACCTGATAATAGAATCACTTAAGATATTTGGACAAGATGTCTATTATATCCCTCGTACTCTTGTTAATAGAGATAACATATTAGGAGAAGATCCTGCTTCGAAGTTTGATGATGCTTACATTATAGAAGCATATTTAGAAAATGTAGAAGGGTTTGAAGGCGCAGGAGATTTATATTCTAAGTTTGGTTTAGAGATACGAGATGAAGCACAATTTGTTGTTTCACGAAAAGTGTGGAATAGAAGAGTTGGGGTATTTTCAGATAATGAAGATCCTAGACCACAGGAAGGTGATCTAATTTTCTTACCAATGACAAACAGTTTCTTTGAAATAACATATGTTGAAGATGATTCTCCGTTCTATCAGCTATCAGATCTTCCTGTATATAGACTTTCTTGTAGTTTATTTGAATATAGTGATGAGGATTTTGATACTGGTGTAGAAGGAATAGACCTTAAAATTAATCAGGTTTCATATCAGATACCATTAGAAGTAACCCTAACAACAAACGAAGATTATTTTGAAATAGGAGAAACCGTAGAGCAAACCCTAGTGGCTGCAGTTGGTGCCACTCCTGCAGTAAAAGTGTTCGGGGAGGTTGCTCAAGCAAGTAAAACTGGAGTTAACACCCAAACAATATGGGTATCTAATGTTGGTGCTTCTGGAACAACAGAATATAAACAATTCACCCAAGGTGGAACTATTACAGGATTAACTAATAGCTATACTGCTACTGTCACATCTATCATCAGTGATTTAACTGATACCACAGGTCAAGCTTGGAAGTCAGATGGTGGTGCGGAAAATATTTCATTAGAAACATTTGCAGATGGATTTATTGATTTTAGTGAGTCAAATCCATTTGGTGATCCATCGGAGACATACTAATGTTTGGGGATCATTTCTATCACGCAACAATGCGTAAATCAGTGGCCGTATTTGGTACACTGTTTAACAATATATCTGTAATAAGAAAAGCAGCTGATAATAGTGTTTTAAATCAAGTACGTGTCCCATTAGCTTATGGACCTAAACAAAAATTCTTAGCAAGGTTAGATCAAGAGACTGGTTTTGATGCTCCTATGGCAATTAAATTACCAAGAATGGCATTTGAAATTACAGGACTTCAGATAGATACTAGTCAAAAATTACCAAAAAGAACTGTAATAGTTAATGAAATAGATTCTTCAGATTCTTCTAAGAAAAAGACCGTAAAGTTTTTTACTTCATATGACATCGCGATGTCTCTCTATATCATGGTAAAGAATCAAGATGATGGATTACAAATAGTCGAACAGATTCTTCCATACTTTACCCCTGAATATAGTGTAACAATTAACCCAATTGATGGATATAGCCATAAGCAGGATGTTGCTATTATTTTAGGAAATGTCGGAATTTCAGATGAATATGAAGGGGAATTTACTCAGAGAAGAGTATTAGTTTACCAATTAGACTTTACGATGAAAATGAAGTTTTATGGTCCTGCTTCAAAAACAGGGGTTATTAAAGAAATTAATATTGATTTTAATAATGATAAAGGTGGTGCACAGATATTAGAAAATATGGACTTTACAATTAGTCCAGCTTCAGCTGATGCTGATGACGACTATACTGTTACTACTACAATTAGTTAGGTATTATAATGGATAAGAAAAAAAATATGGCCAAAAGTCTGGAAAAGAATCTGCCAGAAAATATCCAAAACAGGACACTAGAAGACAAAGACATCAAAGATGATTATGAGTTTTCTAGAGAAACCTACAAAGATTTAATCAGAACAGGAACAAGATCATTAGATGTTTTATCTGAATTAGCAAGAGAATCAGAGCATCCAAGAGCATTTGAAGTAGTAGCACAGACTATAAAACATTTAGGGGATACCACTGAAAAGTTAATGAATCTTCAAAAGCAAAAGAAGGATTTGACCAAAGAAGAAGCAGATGAAGCAAAGCGAGTGACAAATAATAATGTCTTTATAGGAAGTACTACAGATTTGCAAAGGATGTTATTAAAGAAAGATGATGGAAAGGTTATAGATGCCACGCCGAACCAAGAATAATGAATTTGGATATCTAGGAAATCCCAATGTAAAAAGGGATGGAGTAGAAACCGAATTCACCAAAGAAGACATAATAGAATACCAGAAATGCATGAAAGATCCTGCATACTTTGCTGAAAAGTATGTTAAGATTATAAATCTTGATGAGGGATTAGTTAACTTTAAACTATATCCTTATCAACAAAAGATGTTTGAGCATTTTAATAATAGTCGATTTAGTATTGTATTAGCATGTCGACAAAGTGGTAAATCAATTTCATCGGTTGTATATCTTTTATGGTATTCATGTTTTCATCCTGAAAAGACTATTGCCATACTCGCGAACAAGGGCGCGGTCGCGAGAGAGATGCTCGCCCGTATCACGCTCGCGCTCGAAAATCTTCCTATGTTCCTACAACCAGGATGTAAGGCATTAAACAAAGGTAGTATTGAATTTAGTAATAATAGTAGAATTATAGCTAATGCAACATCAGCTAGCTCAATTCGTGGTATGTCTATCAACTTATTATTCCTGGATGAGTTTGCATTTGTAGAAAATGATGCACAATTCTATACTTCAACATATCCTGTAATTACATCTGGTAAGGATACCCAAATTATAATCTGTTCTACTGCAAATGGTGTTGGTAATGTGTTCCATAAGATATGGGAAGGTGCAGTACAAAAGACAAACGAGTTTAAAAATTTTAGAGTAGATTGGTGGGACGTTCCCGGAAGAGATGAAAAGTGGAAAGAATCTACTGTTGCAAACACATCTGAATTGCAATTCGAACAAGAATTTGGTAACACATTCCATGGAAGGGGAAACACTCTTATAGCTTCAAATCACTTATTAGCACAAAAAAGTATAGAGCCAGAATTCATACAAGAAAATGTGTATATCTATAAGCCTCCTCAAGAGGATCACGAATACGTGATGTGCGTGGACACAGCGAAGGGTAGAGGACAAGACTATACTACCTTTAATATCATAGATGTTACAACAAATCCGTTTGAACAGGTTGCAACCTTTAGAGATAATTTAATATCTCCTATACTCATGCCTGATATTATATACAAATATGCTACGTCGTATAATAAAGCT